CCCGGCCATGGCCTGGCGCAGCTCGGCCACATTGTCCACCGTCCCCATGACGGGGTTGGTGTTCAGTGTGACCGCACCGGCCACGCCTGCCAGTCGGGTTTTCCCGGCGGTCAATTCACCGGGCGCACCGGTCCGGCAGTCCTGAAGGCCGTCATGGACCGCCTTCAGGGACGGGGGAAAGGTGAAGTATATGTTTGTCCAGGGCATGGCTTATGCTGGCTCTACCGGCCACTCAACATCTGTCGGGAAACCGGCTTGTTTCGTCATGTCTCGCAACTGCTGGATGTAGTTATCCAGGCTTGATATGTCGTCCGTCGGGTCCAGTCCGAGCCGGGTTTCGGATTCGTGACGCTGGATGCGCCACATAATATCTTCAATGGCCTTGTCCCGTTCAGCGCGAATTGAAATTCCCTTGCGCTCGATGTCGTACTCCCAAGCCTCACCCGTCCACCGGGAGTATTCCCCGTCCTCGGGTTCCAGATTGGTATAACCGGGAGGCAAGGGGGAGTCGGGTAGAATGTACATTTGCTCCCGCGTAGACGTGTGCCACACCGGCACCTTTGGAATTGGATTGGGGTAGCTGACCACGGTAATGCCGTCCCGCAACTTGGAAACAGGTTCGCCAATGTCATAGGTGTTGGGGTCGGCGGAACTTCCCTCGGTCAAGAGAATCGAAACGCCTACTGCATTCAGCCGGTCGGCCCAAGCCGAGTCTGTTTCACCTTCCATGCGAAACAGGTAAGACGCTGGAAAAACATTGTTATGGAACTCAAAGGCTCGGGCCGTGCCGCGATTGCCGCCGGGATATTCAAATTCAATCATAGTTACTCCTATGCAGGGTCAATCTTCAAAGGTCCAACAACAGAGCCATGCCCACCGCGTCCGCCAGTATCCTTGGCGACTCCGCCGTTGGCATGGGTATTGATACTGCTGGAATAGGTCCCAGCATACAAAGCGGCAAGGAACCCACCGCCTGAGCTTCCACCACTTGCAAGGCCAGATGTTGAGGAGCCTCCTCTTTTTCCGTCACTTTGGAGAGTCCCGGAACCTGATAGATCCCCTCCAATTATGAGCAATAAGAAACCACCTGTGCCGGTGTCGCCAGAGCCGTCTGCTAAATGACCAGGTCCTCCGGGATTACCAGCACCACCTCCACCGTACTTACTGCCACCTGTACCAACGTCATCGGCGTGACCACCGGGACCACCAAAGGGTGCGCCTGCTTCGGCATACCTATCTGAGAAACTACCGTTTATATATTGACCGCCACCGCCGGGGCCGCCTGAAAAACAAGTCGCATCTGCGCCGGACGTGTCCCCATATGGAGCGGAGGTGGTATTATATCTTGCCGCGCTCCCCCCTCCACCAGGGGCGTTGGTGACTGTTCCGCCTGGCCCTCCCGACTGTGTGCCGGAACCAGTGGATCCAACAGCCCCTTTCCCTCCCACTCGCGGTACGGAAATTACAATTCCATTCCCAACAATTTCAGGTTGGTTGATTTCATTATTGACCATGGCGTTACCGCACCCCTGGAAAAGGTCGGTGTCCATATTCGTATCGTTATTGCCTTCAGCCAAGCGTCTTATGGCGATTCCACCGGGCGGCACGGCATTACCATCGCTTGGAGCGACCGGGGTGTCGGACGTAACGCTTGAGTCAGCAGGGTTTGCATGACATCCGCGTGCGGTCATGGAGAGAGTGCCATCGATTGTCGCGTTGCCGGTGCAATAGATCGTCAGCCCTCGGCAGCGGTTGGCAACGGTAAGGGTGTAATCGCTGTCGAGAATCAGGTTGATGGCATTGACCACAACCATATCGCCGTCCTGAACAGACGGAATCATGATGGTGTTGCCGACCTTGGTCCATCCGGGGATGGCTTGCCACGTGACACCGCCGTCAAACGATTGTTGCACTCCGGCTGAGGTGATGCGGATGTCGCCGTCCGACTCGTCTCCAAACCAATTTTTAGGACTGGCTTGGCCGAGTACCGTGTGGTGTCGCAAAACGGGCATTAGCTCACCGCCTTGAAATCCTGACCGGCGAAAGCGCGCAAGACCGGGGTGCCGTCAGCGTCACGAACTGAAAAATTGACCAGATCTTCGCTGTTGGGAGCCTGAGTCACATCCAGTACAGTGCCACCGGGCCAGCGGACAACGCTGGGCCACACGCATGACTTGTTGCCGGTTTCGTTTTGCAGGATGGTCAGCTCATAGGTAGCTCCTGCCTTGTAGTTGCCCACTGTAAAATTCGTCACATTTCCCGTTAAAACCAGAACGGCATGGGGGTTGGCTTCCATATCCCAAGTTACAGCACCCGCGTTGATGGCAAGCGTTTTTTGTTTGTAGCGTTGACTTTTGCCCCATTCATGGTCGTTGGGCAGGAGATCTTCGATTTCTTCAGTCTGGTGGCTGTGGTCCTTGTCAGCCACAACGCCTCCCAGCTCGCCGCCCAGAGTTTTGGGCCTGCAATCCGTCACCACGCCCACGGCATCGATCTCGGCGATCTTCTGTCCATAGTGGGTGTCGTTGGTCCCGTCCGTGTAGTCTCCCGGATCAGCGTAAACGATCTGGGCAATTGCAAGCCGGTCAGAGCCTTGGGGTTGCAGGGCCACGTCCAGAAAGACTTCGGCAGGCAGGGCCGGGGCAAGGTTTTGTTCGGCGACCTGGTCAATGCGGATTCCTTCCACGTAGCCGGTGCCGGGCTGCAGCGTGAAGGTGCCTTCCTCGTTAACAATCAGATACCCGTCACCAAAGAAACAAGCCCCGCCGTATATGTCGCGGTTGGATAGCCGTTCGCGCCCATCGATGCCTTTCTGCCTGGTCGTGAAATCGATCTGCCAGGTGGACGCTTCCACCGTGATCTGCGTGGTGGCCTGCAGGCCGGAATATTCCAGCATGAAATTGCGGGTCAGGGCATTGCCCATGGTCGGGTGAGCCGTCTTCCATTTGGAAAGGGCGGGGCAGTAGGTGATTGCCACAACGGTATCGTCGGCAGAGCTATACAGGCCGAGCCAGTTGAACTCGAAATCGCCGATATCGGAGCCGAGCAACATGGAATACACAACCTGATTCGGGTTGATGTACCCTTTGCCTTCCTCCGGGATGGCATATTCATACACGATGTTTTCGGCTGCGGGTTTGCCCTCGGTCCGGTCCACGGCTGCAGCCGGATCCACGCCGGGGATGTTGGCGAGGATGTACTTGTCGATAACCAGCCCGGTTTCCCGGTTCTGGTGCAGGGCGATAAGGGCTTCGCCTGCGTTGGTAATGGCACTGCTCATAGTGGCTCCTTACAGCTTGGCGGAAACAACCGCCGAGTCATTGTTGAATTCTTCAAAGCGCGGCCCGATGGTCAACGGTGGCACGGATGCGCAGATAGTCTGGAAATCGTTGTTGAACTCCTCAATCCGTATGGAGAGAGAGAGGGGGGTGATAATGGTCCATTCGTATCGTCTGCAGGTCCGGCCATAATGTTGAATCAACACCTGCAGGAGATCCTGATTCTCGGCGAGCTGAGAGTCGGACAAAGACAGGGAAATCACGTCCCAATCCCGCCCTGCCATACGTTCTTCAATTTCGATGTACCCCACGCCGAGACGTTGAAAGATGCGCTTGAACCCGGCCACGCTGCCTGCGTCCCGTGCATTGGCGTAGGCGTACTTCACGCGCTTGCGATACAGGGCCAGCGGTTCCCCCTCAAAGCGGCGGATATCCCGCTGCCAGGCAATGAGGTCCAGGACCGTTTCGGTGCAGGTGTCGGGGTCCATTTGCCGGACAGGCCAGATGGCCCAGCTCATGAGCAGGGAAAACCACTTTTGCGCGGCCCTGGCGAGCTTCGCCAGTTCCGGCCCACTCATCCAGAAAGGCAGGGAGACTTCGGGGGTCGTCTGTTCGTCAGCCATTACGCTTCTTCCTCTTTTGGAGGCAGGGCAAAGGTCAGGGTGCCTAGGACGGGCAGGTCCATGACCGACACAATGTCGGTTGTCCGGTCGAACTCAACAGAAAGAAGATCCGGTAGGTTCGCGTGCAGTTCCTTGTCCAGCTGAGAGAACGAAAAGCGGCTGTGTGGTTTGGTCTTTGTCATTTTGAAGTCGGTGTTTTCTCTGAAGGCACACCTGGTTAAGTTTTCGACGCCCAGCAACAGAGCCTCCTCTCGTTCTTCGGAAAGGTTGGGTTTTGGGTGGACGGTCCCTCCCAGGTTGTGGGGTGTCTCCGGCATGGGGTAGCAGATCATGTCATCGCCATGGCCGTGGTTGCCCGTGTCGCGCACGTAGGCGTTGATGTTGTCCACGAATTCCTGCGGCGGCGCGCCTGTGTCGATGATGATGAAGCAATTGGCAGAGCCGGGACCGCGTGGCCCGTCATGCTCAAAATAAAGATAGTCTGTCCTGATACCGGCATACTCGGCGATGATGGCCGTGTAGGCCGCGTCATGGTGATATTGGCCCACGGCACTGAATTGGTTTCGACCGCGCAGGCGCAGCTCCTCGTTTGTTTCCTCGTCAGCTCCGGGAATGGTCAGCCAGTCGGCACTATTGGCAACAGAGGCGATGCCGGGAATGGGAGCTGAAAGGATGGAATAATACCCCGGCCCGAGGTTGTAGGCGGAGCCGGTCTTCTCGGCTTTAACCGGCACATCAAAGGTCAAAGTGCCGTCTGGACAGGTGGTGTCCTGGGTGACGATGACGCGGTAGATGTAACCGTCCAGCTTTGGGCTTTCGATGACCGTCCCGGCCATGACCGTGAGTTCTCCGGCAGAGGTTTCACGGGTAAATGGGATATGGCCCACGGCTTTGGTACTGGCTTTGCGTGTGAGATCCACACCCCAGGCATACACGTCGAGCCACACCCCGGTGGCGTATTTCAAAAACAGGTTGGGCAGGGCCGTATTGACCAGCAGGGACACGAGCAGCTTGCACGGGGTCGTGACAATGGCCGTGATGAGTCGCCAGAATGGGCTCCACTTGGAATCGTTGGTGATGAGGCTGCCTTCGTCTTCGTTGATCTTTCGCCACCGCGCTTCCATGTCTGTTTCGTCAACAGGCATGTCAGCTTCGCGCAGCATGTCCTCAAAAAGGGCCTTGTCTTCAGGGGTTATCATTTGGCCTCCAGGGAAAATTCAATGGGACCGAACTCTACTGTTTCGGCCTGCAGGTAAAAAACGCCCAGCTCGACTTCGTGGACCTCGCAGGAGCCGGGAACAATGCGCTCGTCGTTGTCCACTTCCATGGTCAGCTTGACCACGTTCTCGGCTTTCTTCCGTTCGTCCCGATTGCCCACCAGTTCGACCAGCAGGCCGGTTTCCCGGATCATGTGAACAATGTCCTGCCCAATGGAATCGCGGTTAGAACACCGCTCCGGGATGCCTCCGGCGTCCAGTGTGATGTCATCGTCCGTGATGAGAATGTCGAAATACTTTTCTTCAGCCATGGTTTAGCTTCCTTCCAGTGCGAGGTGTTCCTGCCACGCCATGGGGTCCATGCCGTGGAAATGGTTTTCCTGTTTGCCGATAGTGCGGGACTCGCTCCGGTTGGCGTTCACGGTCTTGGCGATCTGGTTGGCGACACCGCCCGGAGGCACCACGGCCCGTCTGGGCGCGTCCAGTGAAGGCGAGGACGTTGGGGCTTCGGAGTCGGAACCGAATCCGAAATGGGCGGCGAGGGAATTGAATTTGTCCACCACGAACCCGATGGGGTTGGTGAAGGCTTGCAGCCCTCCAAGGACCCAATCAATAACGGCCATGATGGTCTGTCCCCATGAGGTGTCCATGAATGCGGCTTTCAGATCGTCCCACCAGTAGATGGCGGCACCAATGGCAGCGACAAGGGCAATGATTGCCAAGGTGATGAGAACCGCAGGGTTGGCAGCCATGGCCGCGTTAACCAGCCACATGACGCCCTGAAATGCGAGCATCACCGCCTTGCCGATAATGCCTTCCTTGGTAAACAGGGACATGGCCCACTTGGCTCCGTCAATGGGACCGGCCAGGGAAATCATGGAAAGTTTCATGAGTCCACCGACCACGGCCAGCGCGCCCATGGCGGCGACCAGAGCGGTTATGGCAATGATGCCGTAGCCGATCCATCTGGTCAGGTTCGGGTACTTACCCATCCATTCGACCATGACGGCGGAAGCGTCTGCAAAGCCGTTGATGATCGGGTCCAGGGCCGGAGCCAGTCCATTGCCCAGGGCAATGGTAATGCCCTTGATGCCCTGGGTGGCCCGTTGCATAGGTGTGACCATGCACGAGGCCATCTGTTCAGCCTTTTCCATGCCCTTGACCTGGCCGAGTTTGTCCATGGCGGCGGAAAGGCCGTTGGTGTCAGTCATGAGCAGCTTGATAAGGGAGACGGCTTCATCGGAACCGAAGGCTTCTTTCAGCATGTCGGATTCGGCCACGCTCATGGTGTCGCCGAATTTGCCCTGGAGCTTGCCCAGAATGTCCAGCATGCCGAGCATGTTGCCATTGGAATCAACAAAGGAAAGACCGAGCTTGTCCTGCGCCTTGCCTGCACCGGCCAGAAAAGCCTTGTACTTGGTTCCGGCTTCGGATCCGGACATGGTGGCCTGGAGCTTGCCAAGCACGGCCATCTGTTCGGTTATCCCGATACCTGCGGATGTGGCGGACGCGCCGAGAGAGGTCCAGCCTGCAGCCCATTTGGAGCCGGTGGTCTTGAACATCTGTACAGCGGTTGCCGTCTGTCCGGTCAACTGTTCGATCCAGTTGCCTTTGCCCATGCGTTCGGCTTCATCCTGGAAGATGCCGTACATGGTGCCCATGTAATTGGTGATGGTTCCGCCGTCTGACTTGACCGCTCTGGCAAGCACGTTGCCTGCGTTGGTGAAAATGGAAAGGTCGCCACCTTCCAGCCCGTTGATGGCAGACTGAATGTCATAGGAAGAATCGACGAATCCATCTGCGGCGCGTCCATACTTGATAGAGAACTGCAGGGCCTTGGCTGAAAGGCCTTTCAATACGGCCTGGTCAACGTCCAGAGAGGCGACACCGCCCACGGCCTGGCGCATTTCCTCGGCTGGCTGGATGAATTTGAGCAAGCCATATCCGGCAGCCCCCATTCCAGCCGCGCCGGTGCCGATTTGGGTAAACGCCTTTTGCGAGGCGTCCGCCATGAAATTGAGCTTCTTCTGGATCTTGCCCACCGGACCGGACACCCGGTCCAGCAGGTCGATAACAAAGGAGAGCTTCTGCAGCTTTGCGCTCATTCTATCCCTTCATGGCTTTGGCAATGCCGTTGGTAACGGCGATGCTCATTTTTTCCCAAAAGTCCTTTTCCAAAAACAGGGCGGTGCCCATGCTTTCCGTGGTCATTTTCTGGCCCGGCATCCATTTCGTGTGCAGGGCGAGAATCTGGCTCACGGCGTCGTCGCCTATTCGCTCGGCGACTCTTTCGACTTTCCCACAACAATGGTCAGGTCGGGCGTGAATTCCTCGACGAGCTTGCCAGCCAACTGGAGAGGCGCGCCCGGCTTCTTGAGCAGATTTCGGACATCGTCCTTGCTCTCCTCTGTCACGGTGCGCATGACGAACGTGTGGGACGGTGCCACTTTGTTGGTGGGCTGCATCTCGTTCATGTATTTGTTGTATGCCTCCAGAGAGACGTCGAAGGTCAGTTCCTTGTCGTTGATTTCCAAAACGATGAGCTGGTTCATGATTTCCTCCAGTGAATTAGTTTTTCAGCATTTCAATTGCTGTGCGAAGTCCAAGCCCGGCAACGCCTGCCAGACAGCCCCACACCATGCGTTCAAGGGTCTTTATTTTTACTCGATGGCTTGTACACTGCCGCGCCTGATTGATTTCCCGGATGTCGTCCTGAATGGCCTTCACCCGTTCATCGATGCGCACGAGCAGATCCTGCAGATCTTGGTGGTCCATTGCGCTCACTTCCCTCTGGTCTCCATGAACTTGGTAAACAGGGGCATGAGGTTCTTCACGGTCCGTTCCCCGAACAGGAAGCCCAGGACAAGAATGTTCAGCACGATGATGAGGATGCCTTCGGCAGTGAATTCGCCGGTGGGAATGGTCATTTTCACCGTCCATGCGTTGCTGAAGATCTGCCAATCCACAAACAGGGTGAAGTACCCGAAGAACGGACGCAGGCAGCCCCGTGCAAAGATGATGAACCGACCGACCACGGGCAGCGACTTCAGGTCCTTGGCCGTGCCTTCAAGCTGGGCAGCGCGGCGGGTGACTTCCTTGTCAGCGTCCACGGCCAGTTTCATGAGGGCTTTCTCGCGCTCGAATTCGGCTTCGCGGATCCGTGCGGTGATTTCCGCCTTTTCCTTGTCGCTCATGGACGGGGGAAAATAGTCTTTCACGGTGTCGGCGATGGTGCCGACAATGCCTTTTTCGCCGCCGAAAAAGCCGGTGATGGCAGAGAGGAATCCCATTACGCACCCCCGGAAGCGTCAGTGATCCGGACGCGGAAGGAATCGTTGTTCAACAGGGCCAGCATGAAGCTCTTGAAGGTCTTGCCGGAGTTGAGGACGGCACGGTCATCGCCGAGCGCGCCGAAGTTGCGGCCCAGCAGGACGCAGCCCTTTGTGTGGCCTTCCACATTGCCAGCATGAAACAGGATGTGAGAGCGGCCCGGTACGTCCTTGATCTCGAAAGTGTCGCCGTACTTGGGCGAGTTCACGCGCCTGGCAATGTAGTTGCCTTCCGGGATGCAGGACACGCCCTGGGCGTTGTCCCTGTCTTCGGGTTCCAGCGTCACGCAAGAGACCTGGCCGTCGAGTTTGAGCGCGCCGAAGGTTCCGGCTTCGCCTTTTTCGAGACGGATAATTTCAACGGTGGTGATCATTCTTCCTCCTGCTCGGCCTGGCACTGTATGCACAGCGTCACGCCGGGGATGGCTTGTCGACGGGCCTCCGGGATGACGTTGCCGCATTCGGCGCACGTCTCCCGGCTGGGCCTGCCGGTGTTCTTCAGTCCGGCCTCGGCTATGGCCGTTTCCCGCGCCAGCCGTTCCATGTCGGTTCCGTTGTCGCAAAAATCAGCCATGTCCAAGCCCCTAGATCAGATCTTTGGTTTCGGACGCTGCCAGATACGGGACGCCGTTGATGTGGATGAAATCCGGGCTGGTCACGTCAAAGGGCAGTTTGGTCATGTGCTTTTCCCCGCCCTTCCGGTCGATATCCAACAGGGCATCAATCTTGAACGCGCAGCCAAAGGCTTCCACCTTCATTTCTTCCTTGCTGCCGGAGTTCGCATAGAACAGGCAGTCAAAGGGTTCGAGTTCCCGGAAGGAACCGGCGGACTTGGCCGCTTCCATGATGATGTTCAGGCCGGTGGCGTCCACTTCGATTTCGCCCGAGGCCTCGACGTCTCCCATAAGACGCCCGTTGGGGACGCCTCGGTCTTTGGCAACGGTGGAGTTGTCCGTGATGGAGAGGGTGGCCTTGTCAACATGGGTCAGGTGGTCGCCGATGTTGATATCAAAAGATTTTCCGCTGATACGGTTCATGATGCCTCCTATTCAGCGTAGTTGGTCAAGTCCAACAGGATGTTGCAGGTGATGTCCTTGGGGCAGTTGTAGGGCCGGACAACCATGTAGATTTTCACCACGGTTTTCGTGATCCATGTGATGACGATGTCGCCGTCCTTGGGTGGCTCGATTTCGCCGGGGAAGGTGACGTTCATGATTTTTACGGATTTGCTCATCTCACGCAGGGGCCGCATGAAATAGCTTTCATGGTAGGCGATGGAGGTCGGGGTGGAGTTGAGCTTGCGGTCGCCGATCTTGGCAACGGCCAGCGGGTAGACCTTGCGCATGGCCTTGTGGACAACGCGCAGATATTCGATCACCTGGAAGTCGCCGCCCTTCACATCCAGGACATTGCCGTCACCGAAGTAGACTCCTTCATAATCCGGATACCACTGAGGAACGGACCAGCGTTCAGCGTCCAGGGCCTTGAGGACCGACATGTCAACGGCGCGCCCGTCCTTGTCCTTGGGCTTTTCGGAGCGGATGCCCACCACCGGGCCGGTGTTCACGCGCATGGGCGTGTCGGCAACAGTGACGGAGCGGTTGCAGAGCCGTCCGCAGTAGGCTCCCAGATCATCTTCCCAGATTGTCGCCACCGGGTTGACCTGGTCGCAGGCCAGATTGTTCAGAATGGCGTTGCGGCTGGTGGTGAAATCGCTCCACGATTCCGTGTCCTTGATGCCTTCGCAGGTGGGAATGAAAATCGCAGGTCGCATGTACTGCGCCATGATGTTCTTGGCCTTGAGCTGGAAGGCCTCGACCTCGGCGGAGGTCTTGACCGGATCGGTGATGGCAATGGCTTCCGCGTTCATGTTTTCCATGGCGTAATCCACTGCCGTGTCCACGGTGACAACGTCATCCAAAGGCAGGACGGCTGCCGCCCAATTTTGTCCTGCATTGGCCTTGGCCGCTGCAACCTGTGTTTTCAGGTTGGAAGCGTCCGCGCCCAGGACTTCGTCCAGTTTCGTGTCGGTGTTGACGGTCAGAATGGAACCTTCGTTCGTCCCTGCGCCACGTCCGAGAAACAGGAAGTAGCGTTCGACGTCCGCGATATCTCCCTGCAGCAGATTGAGTTTGTCTACCTGTACAATGCCCAGCGACATGGTGGTCTCCTTTTAACGGTTGGTGATCTCGGCCATGGTGTCTCTGGCGAGTTCGTTGAGAAATTCTTTTTCTGTTCCGGGTTTCGG